TATTCGACCTGAAATAATACTAGGTTTATTTAGCATGCAGGATCACCGTTTGTGGTTCGCGGGCTTCGCGTAACCCCTGATAGAGGGTTTGAAGAAATTCCTCGGTCTGTTCGTCGAGCTTGCTGCGAATCCAGGCCCAACTTTCACTGTGCTGTGTACCAGTGTAACGGGCCAGACCTGCTTTCTGTGCCTGCACTGCGATTTCTATGGTGGGGAAGTCCGCACCAACAATGGCGTCAATCAATAGCTGTTTCATGACAGGAACCTCAGTTTGTAAAGTGTGCTGTCAATAAGGCCTGTGACATTGTCCACCAGTGCAGCTAAGGAGGGATCACCGCAAGTGATGGCAGTACGGTTCTTGTCAACCCACTCACCGAGGTCTTTCAGCAGAGGCACTGACTCTGTAGGAATCGTGAAACCGGGCTTGTAACCGGAGAGCAGGCCGTAGCCACCCTGATAGGCTTCTGCGTAGGTGTCTATCAGAGGGGTGATGCCGTCGTAGAAGTCGTTGAGTGCTTTGTGCTCGGCGTAGGAACGTGTTTTCAGATGCAGGATGTGCGCAGAGGTACGTGCATGGAAGCAACGTAGTACGAACTCGGCAGCAGCAGCACGTTCAGCCATGGCACAACCTTGCGAAGGGAAATATGTGCGACTCTATCATAGAGTGTCAGAGTCTGCAAACTACGCAGCCATGTGTCCACCACCACCACCACCACTGAGCGATGCGTTAAGTTTATCCTTCCAACTGGATAGCTCCTTAGCCTTGGCAAGCTGTGGGGCGCTCTTGCTGAGTGTGAGGCGTACACACCAGCTTGTAGCGTCCACCTGATCGTCGTGCTTGCCTGCAGGAAAACGCAGCAGCTCCTGTTCGTATGTCGGATACCAGGGCGCGTTCTTTGGGAAGTAGAGCTTGCCCAACTGCATCCGCCCTTTCAGTGGGTTCGCACGCACCATCTTGTCAGTGAAGGGTGTGAGTATTTCGTACGCAGGGTACACATGACGCTCCTGGCAGCGCTTTGTGAACTGTGAGGCGATAGCCTTCCATATCTGACCATCCTCGAAGCCGAGAAGCAGTGCACCCCACTGCAGGTAGTTGTCGATGATCGTCTCGACGATAGCGTTACCGTCATCAGAGCGGAAGCGCAGGATGTCAAGCAGGTACAGGTTGTCGTACTCGTCCTGCAGAATCGTGGCACATACCGTCCAGTCGTTCTGTTCACCTTCGGTAATGGCGAAGTCCCACGCCTGATAGATCGACCGGCCACGCCTGTCTGGATTATGCACGTAGTGAAGCATCATCTTCTTGGAGAAGTAGATACCTTCGTCGGGAATAGGGTTTTGCTGGTACAGGGCGTCCCACATACGCTTCAAACCTGCAGCAATGTAGTTGTACTTCTTCCTGAGCAGGGCCGCAGTGGAGTAACGGGCCGGGTGCAGGGCTGTGTTGTGCCTGCGGGTCATGCGAGCGCCTTCTGGGACAGGGGCTTCTGGAGGTATCTCGATAATCGTGTCATCGGTCAGGATGTACTCGTCGCCAACCTCGTTGATTGCCGGGTAGCGCACAATTTCAAAGACCTCGCCACCCATGTCTTCGTCGCCACCCTCGATAGTCTTCTTCATAGTCTGCTGAATACGTCCTGCCCAGTCATCTTCCGACCACCATGTATTGTGGCTAACCAAACCGTTGGCGATGAAGTTCTCGGTATCTTCAACCTGAACGTCGAACACTTCCTCGACGCCGTCAGGCTCGATACTGACTATCTCATCCAGCGTGAAGTCTGAGATAGTCAGCGGCGGCAAGTGCCACTGACTCATTAGCAAGATGTCCGATTCCTGCGTTGCAGTCGTTGCACAGCAGACCTCTGACTTTCCCTGTGTCGTGGCAGTGATCGACGGCCAGTTTATTCTTCCAATGAGCTGGTGAATTACCTTCCTCAGCAGGTTTGCGACAGATCGCACAACACCCACCTTGCGAGGAGTACATGTAGTCGTAGTCTGCAGAGGTGATTCCATATCTGTGCTTGAGGCGTGCGTTGCGCCGAGCAGCAATGTCTGTGTCGCTTCCTGCTCTGTGCCCGGAAGCCCACCGCTTCTTGGCATAGTGACTGTCGCAAAGTCCGCGACACTTGGCAGGTTTTTCACACCCTTCTGCAGAGCAGTTAACGCCTCTCCATTTACCCCATTGTCCTTCAAGGTTACGATTCGCTTCGCTGTAGTCAGGTGTTTTAAGCGTGTCCATGATAGCTCCCCATTAGGTGCGACAGTCAGGAACGGATGTCTCTGATTCGCTCTGACGATTTTACCAGAGTTCATCGTCATTTTGAATACAGAATCACGACCACTTTGTTTGACTGCCGCCACTCTCGTGCGTGCTAGAGTACCTCGGGCATACGTCGCTATACTATCAGACGGTTTCAGAGTGTCGATCCTGCGCTGTGTACCGTCAGCCATCAGGACAGGTGTGTCACCAGTCATGCACATTATACCCAGCACGCCGCCGCCGGGTGCCAAGCGGGAGTGCGCGGTGGAGATATACCACTCCCATGTCGCGTCGCGTTGCAACTGTGAGTCTGCAGCCTCGATGTCCTTCACCAGGTCGTCGAGGATCAGAATATGAGCACCCCGCCCGGTAATCGCAGACCCTACACCAGCCGCGAGGTAGCCGCCCCCTTCTGTAAGGTTCCAGTTCTCGGTAGATTGACTCGACGGGTCAAGGATACAGTCTGGAAACACAGCGTGGTAAGCCGGGTCTCGCAAGAGGTCGCGGATATAGCGTGAGAAGCTCAGTGACAGGCTTGTTGTATGGCTGGCGGCGATGATTTCCCAGTCTGGATGTTGCCCGAGTATCCATGGAGCGAAGTGCCTTGACCCGATCTCACTCTTACCACCACGAGGCGGCATCATCAACAGCAAACGGGGCTCCTCACCGTTCTCCACTGCCTTCAGAAAGCGTTCAAGGCGACGGCAGATGTCTTCATGAACCCAACCAGCGTCGTATTTCGGACGAAAGCGCTTGATGAAGGGTAGCAAGCGGCGTCGCGCAAGTGTGCGGAGGGCCAGTTCGGCCTGCGGGTTCGCTGTAGCAGCTGCTTTGTCGAATTTCGGTGGGGTGTAGGGTTCTGACGAGGCTTCTTCAGCTTGCTGGGTGGGTTTTTCAACAGAACTTCGTGGGTTTCTCCCTCTAGCGGGCTTCTCCACGGGTATTTCGACAGGCAACCGCCCTTCGTCGTGGCAAAACGAACACACACTACCTATGAAGGTGTCTGGATCACGTACTGAGCTACAGGCCGGGCAGGTTTGGAAGTCAGTGCTCGACACGGCGACTCTCTCCCTCAATGATTTCCAGCAATTCCTGATCAGACAGTTGCGAAAACTGCTGCTGTACGCGCTGCTGGTTGCCTGTGAGTTCGATGATCTTCTTCTCTGGTTCGTAGAAGCCTAAGACTTTTGATATTTCTCTCGCTCCGGCAATCATTGCTGTAGGGTCTGCCATGGTGCGTGCTATCTGGATGGCATCGAGCATGACTTCGATCATGTCGGCGCGTCTGACCTGGGTGGCGCTGCTGAGTTCTGAACGGGCAAAGTGAAGTGCATGAGCAACATCATCCGAGCGTTCAATCACAGCTGGTGGCGCTGCATACCCCGCAGCCTTGGCAGCTTTGCTTTTAGGTTCACCGTCGAGTACTGCTTCGACGTAAGCGTCCTGTTTCTCGGTGAGTTTGGATTTTTGTCTTGGCATATCTGACAGAATCTATCAGATTGTTGTTAGACTTTCAACTGTATGACAAAGGAATAGTGAAACCTTGTAGAAATTTTATAAAATTTTTGTGATATCCGGCCGCGAATAGCGGTTTCGTGGGAGAGGATATCGCCGTCAGCAATTCCGCAAAATTTGTGCGGGGTCAGCCACATCAACAACTAATTTAACTAAACAAACTACCCATTTTTGAGTCAGTTTTGGGTAGTCGTCAGCTCACTTTTCATACCTTAAATTATAGCAAATTTTTGAGAGTCAAACAACCCGCCTAAATTTTTGGACAGGCGCTTTAAGCGCAAAATTCAAGAGTCCAAAAACTTAGGCGGGCAAGCTAATTTTCCCCGAATTTTTCTATTAATCTATCGGCGATAATATTGGCATCTTCTCTTGATAGGTTAATGGTTTTTTGGATTTCCGCGGTTTCTTTCTCGGTGAAGGGTT